GTTGCGTGCGGCGGGCACGGCCAGTCCGCGGTGCCATACCATGAAGTCGTAGTAGTCTTCGTCGCTCATTTCGTCGGTGCCGTTGTATGGTGCGCCGTGGAAGAGGTATTTGTCGAAGGTGGCCTTGCCTGCTATTGAGGCTACGCCGAGCACTTCGTTGATGCGGGCCGCGATGCCCTCGCCTTTGATAGATGTCCTCGAATTTTATTATTGGAACTTCTGTCTTTATATTCTGCAGGATTTGGTTTCCGATATTATCGAACTCGAATTGCTTTGAGATTAAATAGCAAACTGCGTCATTCATTTGATGCTTCCTCCGTTTCTTGTTTATATCCCTCGCTTAGACTCAAATCCGATAGATATAATCGGTATGAGTTCATAAATCTTTCTTTATCTACTGGATTACTGATTCCGAAGTTAGCTTTGACGTAAGTCATTAAAGCACTTTGCACTAGTTGGTTTGTAGCGTCTACGTCTACACCTGCCCTAGTTAAGTCTTTGATGCCTGCTTCTAAAATCATTGTTATTTCTCCGTCCTTAGCTGTCGCTGTTGGTATTATTCCTAGTGTTTGCTTTGCTAGTTCTAGTAGTTGATTTATGTTTTCACTCATATCGATTACATCCTTTCTCGGCTTTTATTCTATATTGTTGGAGTATATGTTGCTTTTACGAAATATCCAGGACGTGGTTTTCCGTCGTATACTCCGAATGCTCCGTATCTTGTACGTCTGCATTTTACTGTTCTCTCCCAGTCTACTCTAATTGGTGAAACTTCGTTCAAAATGTACCATCTTGCGTTTCCTACTATTGCGTCGTTGCCCTCTAAGAATGGATCTGTTTCGATAGTAAATAAGTCGCTTCCTGCTAGGCCTTGTAAGAATGGATAGTTACCGTTTTCGTCTTTATATCCAATCATTGCGATTCTGTCTGATGTAGAAACGTATACTTTTGCTCCTACTCTTGCGTCCTCTGATAGTGCTTGATATCCTGCTATAATATTGTCTATTGGAGTGTCGCCTGTTGTTACTGCTGACAAGCCGTAGATAGCTCCAGTAGGTTTGTTTTGTCCGTCTCCATAGATTACTGCTTTTACTAGTGCTTTGCCCATTCTGTTTACTAGTTCTTGTACGATGTATGTAACGAAAGATTCTACAGTCATAAGTTCTGCTTTCCATGAGATTACTACGTCTTTTGCTAGTTCCCAGCCTGTTAGTTGTAGATTTCTATACTCGTTGCCCTCGTTAACTGTGCAGGTTTCTTCTGTGTACCAGTTTGCGTCGTCTCCCTCGTATAAATATGGAAGGTCGATGTTTCCGTTTACTGCTAGCTTACGAATATCTCTGAAGAATGGAGACATTTGCTCGATTTGTTCCATTAGTTCCATTCTTACTTCCTTAGGGATAAATAAACCACCGTTATTGATTCCTTGAGTATTTTCTGCTGATGCTACAAAAGTTGTAGCTGTTGTTGTTATTGCGTCTCCTAGTGCTCTCTTTTCATCTTCATCGAATCTTTCTTCTGGATATCCCATAACCTTTTTTGCCCATGCTCTTGTTTCTGCATTATATTTGCTTGTATTCATTTCTCTTTCCTCCTTACTGTTTCCTATTGGCACGATTTCTTCTGTGCCTACTCTTATTAGTTTTCTTTCGTCCTCACAGCTACACTTTGGAGCTTCTGCTTTTACTGGCTCTGTGTTTTCTGCTTGAACTTCTTCTGCTTTTGGTGGATCGTTCTCGTCAGGAACTTCTGAGTTGATTTCTTCTACTGCTTTTCTTAGTTCTTCTAGTTCTTCAGTAGTTGATGCGTCTTGTATCTTTCCTGCAAGTTCTTTTTTTCTTTCTTCGATTTCCTGAGTAGTCATTTGCTCTCCTCCTTGTTTCTTTTCTTTAGGCTCTCCAGCCTTTTATAATCTATGCTATTTGTTTCTCCAAACAAAAACGGAAGCTCTCCAGCCTCCGTGTTCGCAAATTATAAACTTGTGTATTATGCATATTGCATATATTGCCAATTGCCA